TGGGCCCGGCCGGCACGCTGTTCGCCAACGCCGGCACCGCGCTGGCCAGCCTGGCCCAAGGCGAGGTCAAGAAGGCCGCCGAGGTGCTGGCGCCCGTGGCTGCGCAGAACGCGCTCAAGGCGGTTGACATGGCCCAGATGGGCTACTACCGCGACATGAAGGGCCGCAAGGTCGTCGACACCGACGGCTGGGATGCACTGGCCAAGTCGATCGGCTTCCAGCCGCGGGCCGTCGCGCAGGTGCAGGGCGCCACGATGACCCAGGCGAACCTGGTGGGCCAGAACAAGCTGCGCGAGACCGAGATCGCGGACAAGTGGGCACGCGGCCGCATCGAGCGCAAGCCCGACCTCATCCAGGAGGCCAAGGACGAGCTCGCCGACTGGAACCGCAAGAACCCCGAGAGCAAGATCAGGATCGACGAGGCGCAGATCAACAAGCGCGTGCAGGAGGCCAACAAGACCAAGGCCCAGCGCATCGCCGCCACCGCGCCCAAGGAGATCCGCAACGCGGTCAAGAAGCAGCTCGAGTCTGAGGGTGCCCAGTGATGTGATGTTGCGAAGTGTCGGCACTTCGCGGCCACTGACGACGATTCGCAACCGCCCTTCGGGGCGGTCTTTTTTGTTGCGCGCACGCAACGGTTCAGTAGAATCGGCGATGCGTTGCTGGCCATCCATCTGCGGAGTCTCCATCCTAATCGGCCTCGTCACCCTGGCCGCATCGCACCCGGCGCTGGCCGTGGTAATTGGAGGCGCGCTGTACGCGCTCTGGCGCACTTGCTAGTGTCGACCGGCGGTGACCGTGCAAGTTGTTGAAAACAAAGGCAGGCATCGGCCTGCAAAGCCGCGGACGTCGGTTCGATTCCGGCTCGCGCCTCCAAATAAATCAAGCACTTAGCAAAACCGAGCCGCCGCGAGCGGCTCTTTTTTCGCCTCAACCATTCCTGATTTCGACTCGCGACCACCCGGTTTGGGTGGTCAACCCCCTGTTGGTCTGATACCTTCCTGGTCTACGCGAGTTTGTCCGCGTGCACCCCCTGACCGCCCGAGTCGACAATGGCCTTTGTTCGCAAGACCAAATCCGGCAAGTTTGAGCTGCGCATCCGCAGCAAGTTGCTGCCCAAGGATGTCTACCTCACCTTCGACGATGAGGCCGAGGCGCACAGCTACGGCGACCAGGCCAAGAGCCTTCTGGCCGACGGCATCGTTCCCGCGGCCTTCATCGACACCAAGGTCAAGCCGCTCGACTCCGTCGCCGAGATCGTGCGCGCCTGGCGCTTTAAGGGCGATCTGTCCGGGTCCGACGACGACGTCCTGAACCACGTCCTTGCCGACCTGGGCGGCATGCGCCTGGACGAGCTGACCTACAAGTGGGCCGAGGCGTGGGTGACCCACCTCAAGCGCAAGACCAACCTGGCCCCCGGCACCATCCGCAAGCGCGTGGGCTGCCTGGCCAGGGCGCTGGACTGGTATCTGCGCTCGCACCCCGACATCCAGGTGGCCAACCCGCTGCGGCTGCTGCCCAAGGGGTACGCCACCTACACCGCTCGAGACGCCGAGGCCATCAAGGGAACCAGCGCGGTGGTGAAGTCGGACGTGGAGCGGGACCGGCGCCTGCTGCCCAACGAAGAGGCTGTGCTGGCCCGCGTGCTGGATGGCGAGCGGCGGCCGGACCGGGAGCGGTCCCTGCAGGTTGATCCGGCCTTCAGGCTGCTGTTCCTGCTGATCCTGAACACCGGCATCCGGCTGCGCGAGGCGTACACCCTGCACCGCAGGCAGGTGTCAGAGACCTTTGTGCGCGTTCAATCGGGCAAATCCAGGGCAGGGGTGCCTGAGTTCCGAAACGTGCCCCTGGTGCGCCACCTGCGCCCCTTGCTGGCCGCCTGGGTGCAGGACATCCCGGCCGATCAGCCCGTCTTCCCGTTTTGGAACGGCGACCCCGAGGAGCTCGACCGCGTGACCGCAAAGCTCTCGCGCCGGTTCGGCACGCTGTTCGACTATGCCGGCCTGGCTGACCTGACCGAACATGACCTGCGACATGAGGCGACATGCCGGTGGTTCGAGATGCGATCCGATGATGGCAACTGGCTGTTCCGGGAGGGCGAGATCCGCAAGATCATGGGCTGGTCGGTCAAGAGCCCGATGCCTGCCCGATACGCCAGCTTCAGGGCCGAGGATCTCGCGGCAAGGCTCTGACGGGAAGGGCGGGTGCGGGCCTGCGCCTAATCGGCGACGGCCCCTGGCGCCGAGCCTTTGCGTGCTCGAGAGCGATCTCGTTGAGGCGCACCCGCAGTGCGTCAGCCGGGATCACCCACCCGCGGCCAAACTTGGCGCCGGGCAGCTCGCCGGCGTAGATGCGCTCAACCACAATCTCCTGGGTGCAGCCGAGCATCTCGGCCACCTGGGCGACGCTGTAGATCACTTCGGCTCCGGTATGCGAATGGCCACGCGCCCGCCAGAGCCCGCCGTGGTGACGTAGGCCGTGATGCACCAATCGCCTTCCTTGAGCGAGGCGTCGAACTCGTGGATTGCGGTCAGCGGGCGCTTGCGGTCCAGCTCGCGCATATGCGGCTCGCTGTCCGCCCAGCACTTCGAGACGACCAGACAAGAGGGCGCCAGGCGCCCGATGACGTAGCTGCGCGGGTGGACGTGGCGCACCGACCCGATGATCTTGACCTTGTTCTTCTTGCACCAGGCCTTGACCGCCGCGACGGCCTCGCGCTGCAGCTTGGTGGTCATCTTCCGCCACCCTCCATTATTTGCAGCACGCTGTCGATGACGCGGTCGCGCCGCTGGTCCAGTTGCTCGCTCATCTTCAGCGCCTCTTCAATCTTCTCTTGACCAAGGTGCGCCAGAGCCTTCAAGAGCATGGCCGAAAGCAAGTCTTGCGCAATGCCCACTAGCCGTGTCGCGTACTCCTGATTGCTGCTCTCGACCATGTGCGCCAAGTTGTGCACAAGGTCGACCAGTTGACGCGCCTCGAAGGTTATCGCAACAGCGTTGGCCATCTCGGGCCCGCGCGCGGCGGCCGTCGATGACAGGATCTCGTGGAGGTCCTCAGACAGTCCCTCGATGCTTTCCTTGATGCCCATGTCACTTCTTCCTTAGGGTGAATCTGATCCAGCATTCATGGCAGCGCCACTTGCCGGGACCAATCTGGACCCCGCCAGAGGGCTCCTTGTGCTGGCCGCACTTGGGGCACTCCTTGAGCGGGAGCGTGTTCTTCGGCGTGCCCGGCAGCGCGCCAGTACCGAAGCTCATACGAGATCCAGGAGGAACGGCGGGACGTACCGCGCCGACTTGCCGATCTTGCCGCCAGGCAGGATGACCGGCGTGCCGTCCTCGTTGAGCTTCGAGTCGTTGCTGCGCAGCACGCGGAGGTCGGCCTCCTCCTTATGGAAGCCGGCAAGGAATGCCACGCCATTGCCGGTCACTTCGGAGTCGCACAGCGCGTCCAGCGCTTTGGCGCGGTTCTTGATGTTGACCCCGGTCGTGCCCTGCTTCAGGCGGTGCGCCACTCCCTTGATGGTCGTGGCTGCCGCAGAGAGGTTCTCGTTGTCGGCGACCGATCCGGTGATGATCAGCTCGTCGATGAGCTCCATGCACTCCTCGAGGTGCACGCCGATCTGAGTGGCCAGGTGCTGCTTGTTGCTGGGCTCTTTGCCGCAGGCGGCGAGCCAGTCGGCGGTGCGTCGGAAGTTGGTCTTTTCAGTCATGTCAGTACCCGCCGGCAATTCGCGCGGCGGCCTTGTGGATGGCGTTGTTGAAGTACCGGCGGATCACGTACTGCCGAACGATTGAGATCGCGGTGTAGATCCAGCCGAGAGCGAAGTTTTCGGCCGCAGTGAAGCTCGCGCCCACCAGCGGCAGCAGCAGGAAGTTGGCAGCGAAGTTCACCGCAAAGCCGACCGCGATGTTCAGCCAGGCCTCGATGATCGCGCCGCGTGGAGTCTGCCCGGGCCCCGCGTTGTTCGCGTAGGCGCGCGCCGTAAAGCACGCGACAAACACGAACGACACCACGCCAAGGGCCTCGAGGGTCACGAGGCCTCCCCGAGATGGGCCATGGCGGCTCTCACGGCGACGTCAAGGTCGTCGATCGTGCCGCGGTTGTCGATCACGTAGTTGTGCTGCAGGCTGGCGATTAGGTCCTCGCTGGCGTGCGATCGCACCGGCGCCGTGCCCGGGCGAATCACGCGCCACAGGACGCCGCCCTGCGACCGAATCCAGGTCGCCTCGTTGGGGAAGCGCACGTCGCTGATCACCACGCCGGCGCTGTCGAAGCTCTTGCAGAGCTCGACCTTGGCGGCGGCGATGCGCACCCAGAAGTCTGGGTCGATGGCGCGCCCCCACTCGGTGCCAAGCAGCTGCGCGAGCTTGCGGTAGCTGGCGCCGAGCTGGGGGATGTCGACCTCCTTGAGGTGACGCTCGGTCATCCACCCCTCGTCGGCGCCGACGGTGGCCAGCAGCAGGCCCAGCATGTCGCGGATCGGGTCCGCGAAGGCAATGCCGTCGAGGTCGTACTGCCCCTCCAGGATTGCGCGCACGGTGTCCTTGCCGGTGCCGGCGTAGCCCGTGAGGCCAATCAGGCGGGGCTTGGTCATGCGGCCTCCTTCTCTTGCTCCGGCTCCTTGTAGCCCAGCATGTCGCACAGCTCGGCGATGACCGAGGACAGGTTCAGCGTCTGGACCGCCGCCTCGTGCAACCACACGTCTTCGTCGTTCTTCTCGGCGTCTGGGTTGGTCGGGAAGTCGATCGACTTGAACGCGAAGTCCGACGTCAGCTTGAAGCTGACCTCGTTGCCGGCCAGCAGGCGCATCGACTTGACACCGAAGCCATCGGCGAATGCCTTGTGCAGCCCGGCCTTGGCCTCGGTGAGCTGCTCCATCTTGACGGTCAGCTTTTGGCCGCCCATCGCCAGCTCCGTGTCGACGTGCGGCATGAACTCGCCGAAGGCGTCGGCATCGTCGTCGAGCCAAGCCTTCATGCGCGTGGTCAAGCCGTGCTTCACGTCGTTGACGTGAATGGTCTCGGTCTTGACGCTGCCGACGGCGGCGATCAGCAGCGCGACGATGGCGGCTGCAGTCGTCTTGCTGGACGTCGGAATGATCAGGTACTGCCTGTCGCGCCGGTAGAAGCACGTCACCAGCATCGTCTTGACCAGCGCCTTGGCGCGGAACTCGATGGTGATCAGGTCCTTCAGGTCGGCGCGCTCTGCCTTGCTGAGGCGCTTCCTGCCGGTCTCCTCGCACAGCTGCTTGCTGCGCTTGTCGAACTCGGCCTTCACTGCGCTGGCGGGCACGATCTTGGTGTCGATGCGCACGGCGAATGCCAGGCCACCGATGAAGGTGTCGACGAGACCCTCACCGTTGCGGCTGACGAAGCCGGAGGACCCCGCCTCGAACGGCATCGGGTCGACGAACGGCTTCTCCTTGAGATGCGCCTCCAGTGCGGTCGAACTCGGCAGCTCTGCCTTGTAGACCAATGCGTTTTTGATGAGTTTCATGGTGTGTGTTGGGGTGGCCTACTCGCTGCGTCCCGTTGCTCCGCTACTGGGCGGCTCACTCAGGCGGGCATCCGCTTTCGGCCGTATTGCTTCAGTCGGTGGTGCTGCCCTCGGAATTGGGGTCGCTCTCGGGGACGGGGGCGGGCGCGGACGCCTGCGGCGCGATGCCGGCGGCACTGATCTGGTAGGGCATCCAGGTGGCGTGTGCGCCGCTCGGGCGCTCCTCGTCGGGCTGCACCAGGTGCACAGAGGGGCGCCGCTGCACGTCGCCGTTGGCGTCAAAGACGGCCAGGTTGACGCAGCGGTCGCCCCACACGCCAGCCACGATGGCGGCGAGCGGCTGGGCGCCGACGCGGGGCAGGTTGTCGTTGGCCGCCGGGTAATACCAGACGATGCGGCCGGGGGTGGGAGAGATGACTGTGCTCACAGGTTTCCTTTCGGTTGGTGGTGGGAGATTGATGTGGTGGCTGCGTCCGTCAGCAGGCGGTGCGCAGCCTTGTGGTGAGTTGGGCAAAGCCAAGTGACCACAAGAGGTGCGTCGTAGTGCGGGTGGTGTGCGTGCGCTTTGGCGCCACAGATCTCGCACGGCCAGCGCTGCAGCCTTCCATCTCGGATGGCGTTGCCGACCTTGGTCTGCGCTGAGCGCCACTCTGGATGCTCTTCGCGCCAAGCCTTTGCCGTGGACCGATTGAGGGCCCTCCGGTGAGGCTGCGAGGCGCGCTCAGCTTCGTATGCCCGGTACTGCTCGGCCCTCGCTGCGCGGTTGGCTCGCACCATCGCGCAGCGACACGTCTTGCAGGTCCGATCGTTCGCATAGAAGTCGGCAGCCGGCTTGTCATGTCCGCACTTGACGCACTGCATGATCAAAATGGGATCACGTCGTCGTCCATGTCGTCGAAGCTGCTGCCGCCGCGCTGCTGCTGCTGGCGCGGCGCGGCACCCTGACCACGCTGCTGCGGGGGCTGGCCGCGCTGTTGCGGGGCCTGTTGGCGCTGCTCGCTCTGAGACGATCCGCCGCCCTGGCCGCCACCCTGCTGATCGCGGCTGCTGAGCAGCGTCATCTGGTTGGCGATGATGTCGGTGGTGTTGCGCTCGACGCCGTCCTTGTCGGTGTAGGTGCCGTACTTGATCGCGCCCTCGACGTAGATCTTGGTGCCCTTCTTGACGTACTCCCCAGCGATCTCGGCCAGCTTGTCGTAGAAGGTGACGCGGTGCCACTGCGTCTCTTCGAGACGCTCGCCGGTCTGCTTGTCCTTGCGGTAACTCGAGGTGGCGATGGAGACGTTGGCGACGGCCATGCCGCTGGCCAGGTGGCGGACCTCGGTGTCCCGCCCGGCGTTGCCGATGAGAATGGCCTTGTTGACTGATGACATTGCGTAGTGGTCTTTCTTCAGTAGAACGATGAGAGCTGGTTGTGCGCGTTGATCAGCGACTCCAGCGAGGGGTTGGCCGCGTTTGCGACCTTGGTGGCCTGTGCGACCGCCTTCTTGTAGGCGGCGGTATTGCCATGACCGCCGCTGATGACGCCTTCCGGCACGCGCTTCAGCATCTCTTTGATGCGGGAGCGGTAGTGCGCGGTTTGTTGCTTGATGTCCATGGGTTGATTATGCCAACAAAATGTTGGCTGTCGAGAAAAAACTTCATTCAGACTGTGGCGGCTGTGGTTTTCTGACGCCGCTCGCGTAGTCCTTGTAGGCGCCCTTCAGCTGTGAGTAGAACGCCCTCACGGACATCGGCTCATTGACGATGCGATCGTGGCCGCGGACGCGCGCGACCACGAGCTCGCGATCCACGGTCTCGGCGTTGGCCGACATCTCTTGCTTGGCCAGTCGGCGCAAGCGCTTGGCGAGCTTCCCGTTCAATGTGAATCCTTTCGTGGTGGCGGTTACGACATCCGCCTGACGGTGCCGCCCGGAACCCCGGGCCTTCACCCCCGCTGCGCAGGGGCGCCGTCCGATTCAAGCATCCCGATAGTTGAGGCTGATCGACTTCACCGACCAGTTGCTGCTGATGCTGCGCACGACCACGCCCTCGGCCTGCTCCCCATTCGGGTAGCGCGCCTCGTCGGCCAGCATGCGCAGCGTGTCGGGGTCCGCGTAGCCGTGGCCGGTCGCGACGATCTCGGCCAGCGGTATGTCGAACTCCATGGACATGTGAACCAGGGTGCCGAAGTGAGCGCGGCCGAGCCCATCCCCCCTGATGTGGTGCAACGTGAAGGCCGCGATCGCGAGCTCAGACAAGCCCAGCGGGTTGCCTTGGATGCCCGGCCCGCACACCTCGAACTGCAGCGCGAAGCCCCGGGGAATGCGCTCCAGGCCGTACTTGCGCGCCGCCTGCCAGTACACGTTGCCCTTGCCGCTCTCGGCGAACTCCTTGAGCTCGAGGTTGCGGCTGCAGACGTGCATGCCTTCGTCGTCGTTCCACACGGTGCAGCTGGTGCCGTCGTACTTGACGGTGGCAACCCAGTCCCAGCCGGTCATCATCTCTTCTAGGTTGCGCACGCGCTGGAAGTTCTCCTCGTCGGTCTTGGGGATGAAGCTCGGGAAGTTGCCCCGCACGTCGCCCGCAATCGCGGCCGGAATGGGCTTCTCGTGCTTCTTGACGCCAAGCACTTCGGTCAGGTCGGTGCCCGGCAGCATGGCCAGCTCGTCCTCCCCGGCCGGCACGATCACGCACTCGCTGGGCACGCCCTTGAATCGGGCCATGCGCACGCGCCACTTGTGCTTCTCCATGAAGCTCCACCGCGGCCCGGGCTGGAGCACGGCGTCTTGCAGGAACGCGACGACGGAGTCCCCCGCGTCGATGTCCTTGCCAACGACCCCAGACCACAGGCCCTCTTCACCACAAGACACGAACGCCTGATGGATTCGGTCTGCGCCTTCGATTGGCCGGGTCTCCGTGACCCGACCGACAACTGCCAACTTCATTGCTACTGCTTCCTCTCCGTCATGCGCTGCTTCAATCGCTCTTGCATCCCCTTGCAGCGATAGGGGTCGAGCTCTTCGTAGCGCTTGGCTGCGTGCCATGCGTACGTCTTCCACGCGGGCATCTGGGCCAGGCTTGCCAGGTGATCCAGGATGCCGTCGGCGTCAATCACTGCTGGCGCTTCAGCCATGCAGTGCTTGCCCATTCGCGCTCAGGCCTGCCGGTGAGCGACGGCACGGTTCTGCCGGTTGTGGCCACCAAGCCCTCGCGTTGCATCTCCGGCAGGCGCCTGGCCACGGCCACGCCGTCCAGTCCGGTGACGTGGGCGATGCCGTCTTTGCCGAGGGGCCCCATGGACAAGCACTCCAGGATTCTCTCTGCGTGCCGCCGGGCCAGGCCGTCAGCGGCGCCGGCTGCGATGTGACTGGTGACGGGGTCGCTGGCGCGAGCCCGCACATGCTCTTCGTTGATCATGCTGCCCTCTTGCTTGCTAGGTCACGGATCTCCTTGGCGGTGACACTCACCTCCGCCAGGAACTTGCTGACGCCGGCCTCGAGCTCGGCGATGATCTTGTCGTCGCGGTAGACGCGGTTGATGTGGGTCTGCAGCGGATCGGGCATTTCCTCGCAGTACGACACCACGTCGTTCCACTCGCGGCCCGCGATCCACAGCTCGCCGTAGATCTGCCACTTGTACTCAGACGGCGGCGCGCCCTTGAGCTGCAGGTAGTCCCAGTGGATGGCCGGGATCGGGCACTTGAACTCGACCATGCCATCGGTTCCGACGAGACCATCAGGCGACACGCCGCACTCGAGGAACTTGTGCTTGATGAACGGCACCTCCTCGACCATGTGGCCGGTGATCGCCTCGTACGCCATGCGCGCGAACGGCTCCTTCTCTTTGCCGCGCTCGGTGTGCGCGTTGCCCTTGAACCCATCGGCCATCACCTTGCCGGTGACGACCTCGAGGGCCAGGCGCATGCGATAGTTGCGGCGCGTTGTGGACTCTTCGCCGTTGCGGCCCTTGGCCATTACGTCGGCGAAGTGGCTGCCCGTGGCCAGGCCTCGGCGCAGCTCCAGCCACTCGGGGCTGCCCTGCTCGATGATGTCGCTCATGCCGTCTCCTTCTCAACGTACTGTTGGTGACCCCTGACGTCCGCGATGCGGCGCGCAGCGATGTCATAAAAGAAGCGGTCGCCCGGCGCTGTCACCCTGTAGGCAAATCGGCCAGCAAAGTACACACAGAACTCGGCGCCAGACCGCAGAACGGTCGTGTAGGCGACGGTGATGGCCTGGCCGCCAATGCCGCCAAACCCGAGCGCGGTCGATCCCCAGGCCTGCGCGAACATCGCGTGCACCTCAATCTCGTAGTCGGTGGGGCGGCGCGTCTTCTTGATGCGAAGATCCTCTTTTGTCTTCCGGAACTGCTCCCAGTCGCGGTCCTCGTACTCAATCGGGCTGAAGCCCTCGTACGCCGCATGAGCCATGGCTGCGTGCAGGTCGGTGATGGCGCTGCCGTGCTTCATGCGTCACCCCCTTTCTTCACCTCGGCATCGACGGCCTTCAGCTTCGCGCCGGCGTTGGTCACGACGGTCTTGAACTTGTCGTAGCCCTCGCGATCGGCGGCCTTGCGCGCGGCGTCTGCGCCCCGCTTCCACACGGTCTCCAGCTCCGCCGCATTGGCGGCCCTCTGCGCCCTCTCGATCCACGCGGCACGGTCAAACACAGGCTTGTCGTTGGCGGCCGGCGCGGCCCTGTTGGCAAGCTCGTGTAGGCCCTCCTCGCCGTCGGTGTTGAGGTGGTAGATGGCGTGGTCCAGGCGCTCGGTCTTTGGCCACGTCTTGTGGGCGCGCTTGATGACCGTCTTCTTGGCCATCTCACCCCAGTCCGTGACCCAGGGGCACTTCTTCTTCTTCTCAATCCAAGCCCTCCAGGCGCTCGAGCGATCTCGGATGTCGTTAATCTCGGCCACGCTCATGGCTTCGGTGAGGTAGTCGCCGTCGGCCGTCTTCACCACAACGTAGGCGCCCACCGGATCGCCGCGGTCGCCGCCGAACGGGTTGAACTGGTGCTCGGGCGGCTTGTCGTAGCCGTTCAGCGTGAAGCGGTCGTTGGCGTGCACGATCGCCGCCTTGGCCCACTTGATCGACCCCGTCGCGGTGGCCAGATCTATGAGGCCCATGTACGAGATGTCAAGGCAGATCTTGCCGTCGCGCGGTACGAGGTAGGCCTGCTTCTTCGCTGGGTTCAGCGATATGCCGATGGCCGCCACGTTGGTCACCGCGTTGATGACCGACTGCCGGTTCTTGGCGGCCAGGCCCAGCGCGTAGTCGTTCTGCTGCAGGATCTGGATCGCGAACTCAGCCTCGCGCTCGAAGCTGATGGAGCGGTCGGACAGGACCGACTCGAAGGCGTCCTTGGCGCCGTAGATGTCGCCCGTGATCAGGGCCAGTGCGTTGCTCATGCCGCCTCCTGGGTCTTGCTCCTGCTGTACGCAGTGATGGTCGCGGCCGCGCGCACGATGGCCTGCTCGGCTTCGTCATCCGTGACAGCAAGGCCGTGCGCAACGAACATGACGATCTCCTTGGCGTGCTTCAGCTCCAGCTCCTGCTTGACCCTGCTCTCAGCGGCTTCGCGTGCCGCGCGCTTGGCCTCCTCGGCGCGCTCAGCAGCCAGGCGCTCGGCCTCCTCGGCGCGGCGCCTGGCCTCGACCTCGGCCGCGATGCGAGCCTGCTGCTCGGCCAGCTCACGACGCTGCTGATCCAGCAGGGTCTGCGCCTCAGCTTTCTCGGCCTCGAACGCATCCTGCTGCGCCTTCATGAAGGCCTCGCGCTCAGCCGCCAGGCGGCGGGCGTTGGCGTTGGCTTCGTCGATTGCCTTCTGCGCGGCCAGTGCTGCCTCAGCGGCGGCGCGCGCGGCGGCCTGCTGCTGCTCCTGGCGCTGGCGCTCGAGCTCAGCGGCCTGCGCGGCCTGCTCGGCGCGGATGTCC